CGATGGTCATCTATCAACCATGTCCAAGAGAATTGTTTACGAGCGTATACGACTTCGCATACGGTGTTGCCATGTTTAGAGGAATCCACACGGTTCATAGTAACATGAGCCACTGCGTACTGCCCCTCTTCAGATTCGCCACGTGCTTCGTGATACACATTTAATGCCAAGCATTCCTTAGCTTCTGCGTATTCTTTAGTAACGATGGTTATACATGCGCCCAACGAAAGCATCAGTGCTAACGTCATGCTACCTGATAGAATGTTTTTCATAGTAATTCGCCTCATAAGTATCCCTAATATACTTCTGTTTTTACGACTTGTCAATGACTAAATGTATTCTTTTTCAAGTTTCTTGATACCCAAAGACCAGTTTTCTGCGGCATCTTGGATATATCGGATAGAATGGTTTGGAAAGTGTTCTGTGTAAAACATCTTGTCGTTACTATCAAAGTACTTAACGTAACCTCTTTCGGTTTTATAATCGAAATGAACTTCACATTTTCCCTTTCCATCTTCAGCTTTGTAGGTTTCGAGTTTTCTACCCATCTTGAACGAACTCCTTTGTCATTGGAAATATCTTTGAGATCTCGACGGCAATGGCACGTGCCAGTTCCATATGTTCTAGTTGAGTTCCGTTGCCGCTTCTCAGTTCTATATAGTGTATCCAAGAACGCAAGGTTGCGTTTGCAAACAGACGAGATACAGTATTTCCTTCGGGTAGGACAGATCTCGCTTGCTCCTTTGCAATGCCCATTGAGATTGCCCAATTATATGCCAACTTAGCTTCGTGGATGATCTGATCTTGTTTCATTCTCCATGCTCTAGCAAGTTCTTTATCCGTATTAGGCACGGAGTTCTGTCGGTTCTTAGTATCTTGCATACGTGCTTCTCGAACAACAAACGCCTCTTTCATATCTTGAGGATCTGCATAGCGTTGCGAAAACTCTTGAAAAGACATTGAACGGTGGCGCAACAGTTGACGTGCGATATCACGAGTTGTTTCCACACCAAGTGTACACGACACCATCTCCAACGGCGACCAATGTTTATGCTTAACCAAATATCGGATAAGCTTATCGGCAGTTTCCGTGTTCATTTCATTGGCTGGGTTTGATACCCTAGCACAATAACTAATAAGATCTTGAGCATCTTTGATACCCCCCTCAAACAGTTCTTTTGAGGGTTGAGGTGTTACTACTGTCCATACTTTCATCGTATCATTCCATCTTGAAGTTATTGAATTTCTCTTGTGCGGTGGTGTTATCGAATACAGGAATATCCTTCATCAGACCTTCAGTCGGATCCCCTTCGGCATCCATCAGTCTCATTCGTGATCTATCTATACCCACAACAAACCGCTTATTAGTACTAACGTCATTGTATCGGTTCTTAAGCTGTTTAACCATAACTTGACCAACAGCATCTAATTCCTCAGTTGCTATCAAAGCAAACATCAGGTCTGCCGTAGCGGGTAATCCAAAAGACTCACTCGTGTCTTCAAGCCCAACATCCGAGTTACCAAAACCAGAACGTGTCGTTTGCGTTGCAGTGAAGAGCGGGAGATCGAATTCCACCGCCAGTCCACGAAGTTCTTCTGCAATCGCTTTAATGTAAGTATAAGAATTGATTGATCCCCCCATTGCTTTCATACGTGAAGAAGAACAGATGTTCAGATAGTCAATAAAGATGATATCTGGCTTGAACTTCTTCTTTAGCTTTAATTCATTTAGTAGTGCTCTAAAGTGTCCTGCGTGTGCAGAACCTGTTGGATACTCTTTAACAATAAGCTTACCACAGTTGCCTTTACGAAGACGTGCAATCTTTTCAGAGTATGCATCACGAGACAGTGTGTCTAGTTCGTTAATAGGAACGTTTAGAATATTCGCATCAACACGTTCCGCAATACGTTCTTCGCTCATCTCCATTGTGATATAGAGAACGTTCTTACCTTGCTCCATAGCGGCACCAGCAATGTGACACATGGCAAGAGATTTGCCAACGCCTGTACCTGCAAGGATAACGTTTAGAGACTTGTTAGGAATACCACCTTTAGTAATTGTATTTAGCATCTCAATATCGAAAGGCATTTTCTCTTCATCAGCGTGATAGAAGTCGAAACGCTTATCGAAGTCTTCAATATAGTCGTGACCAATGTTGGCATCAAAGCTAACACTTAAAGCATCAGACAACAGATCAGGCAAAGCATTCTTAGTCAGGGATTGGTGCTTACCATCAATGATGCTAATACCTTCCATGATTGCATTATGAACCGCACGATCTTGACACCACTTCTCAGTCTTATCAACTAGCCATTCCATGTCGATCTCTTCAATCTTGAAGATTTCTGGTAGTAGCTGAACCGCTTCATTGTATACGGCATCAGATAATCCAGAAGCTTCATCAAGTTCGATCTTGAATGACTCTAGGGTGGGAAGCCTGTTGTACTTGCCAACAAACTTCCCTACTTCTAGAAACAGCTTAGAATATACACTCCCGAAGTATTCGGGCTTGATAAAAGGTAGTACCTTGCGCATGTAGTTTTCGTCAACCAATATGTTGCGAAGTATTACCTGATCTATATTCATTTTGATTCCCTTGTTGCTACCGATTCATCTTTAATCGAATTTACTAATACTGCCGATAATACATCACCTACGACTAATTGTAAAGCAGTATCTTCGGGTTCTAGATCGGGATCTGGTGTAGATATGATATCAAAGTTGAACGACATCATTGGCTCTTCATTTTCGCCACTAACCTTCAACTCACCGAAAGCAAATACAGTTTCTACGAAATTGCCTGTCATGATACGAATACACCAGTTTTCCTCTTCCCCAGGAACCATCTCATAATCTACATTCTCTTCGGGTAGTTCCCTATCGAACTGTTCATCGTATTTCATTACACTTCCTCTACTAACTCATCGAAGTCGATATCACTCTTGTAACCAATAGTGAAGGTACGTTTGATAAAGTCTTTGAAGTCTGTCTCTGCCATGATACGTGTCCAGAACTCTTCTTTGAGCGCATCTGCCGCACGTGACTTAGATGTAAGAACTTCACCACTTTCTGGATTAATACCCTCATACCAACCAATAGTTGGTTTACGAACAAATCCACCTGCAAGAGCAACCTCTAACAGCCCACTATACTTCTCAACTCCACCTTCCCATGATACTGAGATAGGGATCTTAGACTTCTCTTTAACAGAACGAGACTTCTCAATATTGATAACAAAGTCATACCCTGTAATCTCCGTACCAGTCTTAACTTGTCTACGACCAAGGATCCAGATATCATTAGCAGAGTAGTAAATACCTGTACCACCAGACACAACTGCTTTAGAGAACATCTCTTGAGTTTGATATGTGTGGTTAACAGCCAACAATGGGATATCCTTCATAGCCAAGTATGGTGTACACATACGGAACAAACTCTTAAGTTGTTTGGCACGTGTCATATCACCTACAGACTTTTCAGATACTGCGTCATCCTTTTCCTTCTTGGATGCAAGGTTGCCGATAGAATCGATAACAACGACAACATTATCTTTCTTATCCATGCCTTCTAGTTGTGAGATCAAATCAAACTTGAGTTCTTCGATATCAGTAATAGGTGTGTGTAGTACACGAGATGTGTCGATACCAAACTGTTCGAAGTAACTTTGTGGGGATCCAAACTCGCTGTCATAAAACAATAGAACAGCATCTTTGTTGGCATCAAGATATGCCCCTGCCATAAGCAAGGCAAACGATGTCTTAAAGTGCTTAGATGGTCCTGCCAGAACTGTCAATCCCGGAGATAGACCCCCATCCACAGATCCAGACAAAGCAACATTGACCATAGGAACCGATGTTGGAACCATGACCTTGTTGTTGAAGAAGTCCGATTCAGAAAGCACTTCCGTGGCCTTCAGCTTCGTGTTCTTCTTGAGTTTATCCATTATACTCATTTAGTCTTCCTTTCGTTGCAAACACGTTCTCGTAGATCACTCGTAGAGAACCTATGTGTTCGACTGTTATAATATGTTTCGATCCCCAACTGTCGAGCAAGCTCTTTACCAGTAAAGTCTCTATTCTTATATTCGTCACCAAGTATGCGAACATTAATTGGATACATGTTAATTATATCAATTAAATCTGATTCTGTACAGTAGATAATGACCTCATCAACATATTCAATAGCTTCAAGTTGTGCTTGTCTTTCTACAATGCTTTGTATAGGACTATTCTTCTCATTACGATCAACAGAGGGATCAATCTGCAAGGCACAGATTAGCCAATCACATTGTGACTTAGCCTCACGCAACATCATCACATGACCTGCATGCAATAAATCAAATGTAGAGGCAGTTAGCCCCACACGTTTAGTTGACATTATAGTATTCCTTATACCACCCTACAAACTTAGCAACCCCATCTTTCATAGGTGTAGTCGGATTATACCCCAATTTCTTAAGTTTGTCAATAGACGCCCAAGTGTCTTTTGCATCTGCTTTGTGCATTGGGACTGGATTACGAATTGCCTTGCGTCCCAAGTTATACTCAATAGCATCAACAAAATCGGTTAGTGGGATACGTTTACCATATGCAATGTTAAAGACTTCGTTGTAATGTTCCTCATGATTAGGATGTAATCCCTGAGCGTGTGTGTGCTTCAATGTAATCATGATACCTTGTATGATATCATCAATGTAAGTGAAGTCTCTTGACATATCACCGTAGTTATACAAATCAATACGATCTTCATCAATGATCTTGGTGGTGAAATCGAATAGTGCCATATCGGGGCGACCCCAAGGACCGTAAACCGTAAAGAACCTAAGTCCTACTGTATTGCGAATTGGACTAGACATAAACTGCGCTTCATTAGCGGCTTTAGTAAATGAGTATGGGTTGAGTGCACGTGGTAGCTTTTCGTATTCATCTTGTGGCATAGGATTACCTGCCATAACCGAAGACGAAGATGCGTACACAATGTTCTCAATACCTGCTTCCTCACAGGCTGTGATCAAGTTCTGCGAACCTGTCATGTTATTATCAATGTATTGTTGTGGATTATTAAGAGAATGTCTAACCCCAGCATATGCCGCTAGGTGCATTACGATGTCGGGGTATTCTCCCATGATGAAATCAGTGATACTATCCAGATCTTTGAGATCCATATAGGATGTCTCTACACCACGCATTCTTAGATTGTTTGCTCTAGCATTCTTTAGAGAAACATCATAATAGTGGTTGAAGTTATCAAATCCTACAACTTCATGTCCATCGTCTAGTAGCGAGTTGGCAAGGTGATATCCTATAAACCCTGCCATTCCTGTGATCATTACTTTCATATCTATCTCCTTTCATGCATTATAGCATATCTAGGAAACGTTGTAAACCACTTTCTGCTCTTTTTCTCTATCATCCAGTTCGTATTGTGAACGGATCTTGTTATTCTCTTTAATCACTAGATCAAGTATTGACATTGTTCCGCTACCAAATGCACTGAATGCATTAGTATCTTTAGGGAAGCAAGCACCACCAAAACCAAAACGACCATCTTCACCAGGAACCACAGTATGGGAAGAATTAATCCTCTCATCAGCACCAATAGCACTAATAACAGTATCGTAATCAGAACCATTTCCATCAATCAACTCCTTAAATTGGTTGAACCACATAACCTTTGTGGCAAGAAACGAATTAACCCCATACTTAACAAACGATGCATCTTGTGCAGTCATCTTGTGTACTGGACACGGTTTACATTTACTCGATTCTTTATATAACTTGTGTAGATCATCGGTTGACTGATCAGATCCACCAAAGATGTGCATAGGCGGATTAACAAAGTCGTGTAGTGCGTTTCGTTCTGTGAGGAACTCAGGATTGTAGACCACCCTGTCAAACATACCAGACAACTGTTTAACTATACTTGGAATGACTGTAGACTTAATAATGATAAGTCCGTTTGTTATCAAAGCAAGTTTAGTAACCACACTTATAACTGTTGAGGCATCAATAGATCCGTCTTCACCAAATGGTGTTGGTACGCAAACAAATGACGCATCCGTATCAGGATCTACATCATAAACATCTGTACCTAAATTAGGATCTATTAACTGCAATTTGTTATCCTTGTAGGTAAAGCCATGTTCAACAGCTTTACCCACAAATCCATAACCAACCACTGCAATACGCATATTACCCACCACCTTGAAAACCAACCTTTACTCTATACCACACTTTCTGATGGAAGATCTTGGCCTTTAATTCCTCAATCTCACTTGTCTCAAAGCCCTCTGCACCCATTCTATGGTGTTGCAGTAGAGCTAGAGCCTCATCAATTAGCGCAATATCATTCACGCTTAATTCAAATTTAGTATTGGGTTTAGCCATGCCCTACAGTTTCTCTACTTTACTCAAAATCTTTTACTCCATGTTTTTCAATGTCTTTAAGCACCATTTTTAACATTTTTTTAACATCTTCAACACTCTCACCATCTACTTCGATTGGATCGTGTGACCACACGTCACCATCGTCTAGTCGGTAGTATTCATGAACAGCATAGTTATCTACACCGTCAAAGTTTCGTTTCATTAACTGATAATGCCATTTACTCATGCGTGACCTACAGTTTCTCTTTTAATATCTTGATGATTGAATTCTGCCCAATACAATTCAAAGGCAACACCTTCTTCAAGACATTCAAACTGATGATACACCCCAGGCTTTACCTTAGTGTACATCCCAGGATCTAGAATAGTCTCGTCAACAAGATCATAATCATTCTGCCAAACACGAATGAGCATACGCCCACTCTCGACATAGAAACCATTCCATTTGAATTCGTGGAGATGCTTAGAGCATACTCCACCTTTATTCATTTCAATACGATGAAACTCTAAAGCACCATTTGCTTCTACAAGTTCCGTATTTCCCCATACTTTTCCAGCTACTGTCATTTAATATCCATTCGGTACTAGGACGTAATGTATCATAAGGACAATTCCCAACGAAGCACCAAGCCCAACCATCATCTTCAAGAAGTCTTTACCTATTAATGGAAACACTGTCTTGAGTTTTCCCTTACCTGTATATGTAGCCATTGCTAACTCACGTCCACATAAGAGACCTACAAACACCCATGTTGTTGACATAGGAATATCATTCAACTCTTTAAAGAAGAATAGAATTGCCCAATAGACTGCATCGATAATAGTAGCAGAACGTACATAACGTGTGTTGTGCTTCTCAATAACAATCTGTTGGATCTTACCACCACCTTCACGTAGCATGAATGCCAAACCACCAACAAAGACTACACTAATCATAATCATCAATGGAACGTCAAGTTGTCTTGGAAGGAACACTGCGATATTAGCTACATCATGAGACAACCAAGTAAACCATAGGAAACCTGTTGTAACCCATTGACCAACTCGCCAATACGCTTTGTGCTTTTCTTTGACTGGTTTAGCTTCATCCAGAAGCCGACTTACGACCATCCAGATTGCATAAGCGGCAACTGCGGCAACAGCATAACCCATCATAGATTTCATTAACATTTTCTCTAACACGAATGTAGAAGCAAATGCCGATAGAACCAAGAATGATGTGGATACTGGAACCCCCACTCTGGTCAATAGTAAAAGTACTGCTGGTGCCATTGCATGATACCACTGTACTTCTTGAAACGGAATCTTATTAAGTCTTCCATAACTGATATCACCACCATTCATATACCAACCATACCAAAGGGTATAGAGTAGTACGCCAGAAGCGGCTAACCACATAGTCTTCCAACTAAATCTTTCGTTATTACTTGCAATCCATGTACCCAAAGTCTGTACCGAATCGTTTGCTATTACTGAGTAAGCGGCGAATATAAATCCTACCACCATCCATATCGTCAACGCATCCATTTCATATCCTCTTTCTTCTCCACTTGTTAGCATCCTTTGGTGTATTTATTTCTATACCATCCCAGTCAACAGGATGACAACCAATTGTTGTGTCCATATGCATCCATCTAAGTTGCTCCAAACCGTGTTCAATCTCCATGGCACAAGGTGTCGTACCATAGAATTGCAATGCTTCTCTACTATATCCGTATACACCTAAGTGGTGCTCATCTAATAGTAAAGTACGAGTAAACGATTTGGCTGTATTGGTTTTAACATCTCTGTCAACCTTAACACAATTAGGATCTCGACTTGGATTCTTAGCGCACACTGTGGTCACGTCATATGTATTCAATCCTTTGAGGAT